GGTAAAGGATAACGAATTCTACCATCTTTATAGAATCATGGACCTCCACCATCTGGTTTTTCATATCTATAAACAAGCATATTTTCTTCTTTCCATATTAAATATTATATCAAAAAATTTTTTCTTTGTCAATAACTAAAAAAAATCAGGGTAGACATTTTTTATTTTGTCTACCCTTTTTTTATTTTAACAAATTTTTTTAGCATACTGATTAGAACTTGCCAAGAACACTCCTAAAGTTTCATCATAATAAGAAGGCTGATTAGGAATAAATCTTCCAAATTTAATTATAATATTTTTAAATAATCTTTTTAATACTTGAATTTCATAATCAAGTTCTTCTTCGGTATATCCAGTATAAATAACAATATCATCTTTTGTATATTCTCTAAATACTTTTATTAGTTGATAAAGATCATGCTTTGAATCAAAAGGCTCTAATCCTTGAAAAACAATAGCATTAGTTATATTATTTTCCATATAAGTTTTTACAATTCTAATTATGGAAATATCTTCATTAGGACTATTTACTAAATCAGAATTCTGACATACTTTTTGTCCGCATTCCTTATCACATTTAAAATCACAATAAGGAAATTCAATTACCATAGAAGGTTTTTTATAATTAACAAAATCCTCAAAAATAATTCCTTTAATTTTCATTTAAATTATCCCATTGACGAAGATTAAATTCTGCTTTACGTTGTTTAGAATAGCTACGTGTTGGTGTGTAGAATCCAACTACACGAGTATATTCAGTTTCGACTGGTTCGCCGCATACTGGACAAACTTTACCATAGAAACTATGATAATTCTTGCATTGAGCTACTTTACCATTAAAGGCAAAATATGTTACGCCTTGCTGAGCAACCCAATTAAGCATATGCCAGGCTTGATCAAAGTTAGTAAAAGGAGCATCTACATTAATATGTTCAATAGATCCACCGTTGCAATAACTATCAAATGCGGCACAAATTTTTGTTCTCTCTTGGATTGTAGCTTTAATTCCAAGAGGAATCCATTGATTACCATAGAGAGGAAGATCTTTTACAACCTGCTCAGGATATAGATATTCATCTGCCTTTTGGAGTTTAACTGCGGCCTGCTCTGCGGGAACTTGTTCGATATTGATTTTATAATCTTTATCTAATGCAAAGTTATCAATACAATTTTGAATTACTTTGAAAATACGCTGACCAAGATCATATGCTTTGTCTGTATAACTATAATTTCCAAAGTCATCTACTTCTGTATAACCAAAAGTCTTCATAGTTTCGAAGATACCATTAACGCCAACAGTAGAATACATAGCATCAAGATTCATTAGTCCGCAAGATATATTAGGTAGTAAACCTTTCTCAACATTGCGGGTAATAATATGACGCTGAACATCAAGAATTTTTAGATTAAGTTTAGTTAAATCACGAAGCTTAACTAAGAAATCTTGTTCACTCTCACTCTGATATGCAAGACGAGCAATATTAAGAGTAGATACTTTCGCAGATCCTACTTCAAGTGCGGTACCACCAATTGAATTAAAATAAAGATCTGTAATATCACTCTTTAGACGGCAACAATTAGAAAGGCTGTTGACAGTAGAATCAGTAAAGAAATTAAATATATTCCATTTGCGGGAAGCTTCACAAGCCCACTTTGCAAAATCTTCATCTACAAATTTACCATCCTGATAAAGTAAAGAAGCAGTAAGAACAGGAAAAGTAAAAATATTTTCTTCACGAATTTCGTTGACTACATCAATAAAGTCTTTCTGGAACTCAATAATTTCCTCTTCTTCATCAATCATAAAACTACCATCAGGGAATTCTCCACCACCAAAAATAGCTTCAAAGTAAGGATGATCAAATACACTTACATTAGTAAATGCCGCTTGATCAGAACGTACCCAGGGTTGATTTAGACGATGAATTAAAGCCTGAATCTGTTGCCTCTTATAAGTCTCAGGGTCTTTAGTATAATATCCCTGAGCTACATCACGACTCCAATAGTAGTAAAGATATGGAATTAGATTAGGTAGGCCGCAAGCTCCAGATTGTCTGCGGCTAAGGAAAGCAATCGCTTCCATTAAGATTTGAATAAAACTGTCAAGATGTTTTGCGGGCTTAGCATTATATCCCTGAATAAAGAATAATCCTTTTTCTGCTATTGGTTTAATATCATAAGCAAAACAATAAGGAACTAGAGTTGCTGTATTAAAATCATGCATATAAAGGCTATATGACCACATAGCTTCCATAGCTTCATTAGCAACTTTATATCCATACTTCTTATTAATCTCGTAATAAAGTTTATTAAATACTAATAGTTTTTGATCTGGTTTTGACATTTCAGAAAGTAAAGTTACAATATCTTTCTGTGCGATATTAGCATTTGCATCAATAGAGGTATTAGCTACGTTGTCTGAATCAATAAAACCTTCAATAAAATCAGTAAAACTAAGAGTAGCTTCATCAAATCCCTGAAGTTCTAGAAATTCTTCTCCATATTTCTCAACCATTTTATTAAATTGAGTTTGAAAATTTTTATTTAATTTAACATTTAATTTCATGTACTACTCCTTAAAACTTGCAACTATCGCAGTCAGCATCCATTTTTGCTTGTTCATTTAGCCAAGTAACTGCAGTCACAAAATCCATATAATCGTCGCCAAGTTTAAGAACAGGAGCAGACATAAAACCTTTATCTATAACTTCTTGAATATCAGAACTCTTTTCATAAGCAATATTATTTTGATTTAATTTATGCTCTAATACTCGACATTTAGGGCATTCAGTAGAAAATAATGTTAACATAAATCTCCTATCATTCTATATAAAATAATTTTTTTCTTACCTATAAAATATCTTTTTCGTTAATCATATTATTTATTTTTGCCCAAATATCTAAGACCAGTAACTATTGAGATATTCTTCTTCATCTTTTCTCTTTTGCTCTCTATCCTTAGCTGTTCGCTTTAAAGTATTTACAAACTTATCCCAGTTTATTTTTTGGAAATCTTTAGCTAAAGCGATTCTTCAATCTGAATATCCGATAGTTACTGCCCCTGTTTCTTCATCTAATTCTAAATAATCTCCCTCATATAAATAATGAATTTTTGTATCTGTAAAACTGTATTTAAAAGTCATAAAAAAGGTAATAGCGGCATTCTCACGAATTTCTTCAATCAATCCCTGATGGGCTAATTCTTCTACCCACCAGGGAATACTTGAATCTCCAATAAAATATTTAGTTTTCATCATCACCACTTTCTCCCCATCTCCATGCTGTCATATCTATTGTACCATTATTTTTTACTTCTGTCAAGATACGATAACATTGATGTGATTTCGTATGACGATATGACTTAGTGAAGAACATTCCTGATCTTTTAAATCCATTAAACATTAACAAAGTTCCACGAGTAAACCAACCTTTTTCCATCACTTTTTTTGTTCCATCTGGTTGGACCTGACTCATTTGTCGATTCAATCTTGCATAATAATCTCGACTCATTTTAACTGTAACTACACCACTTTCTGGTGTAAGAATACTTACACAAGATTTATTATCTTCTTTTGCAACTACTGCACCAACAATTCGACAAGTTTTAAATAATGGAATATCAACACCATTACGTTTAAAAGTTTTATCTACTGGCGGATTATCTGGTAAACTATTATAAGCTTTTACATTATATGCTAACTTATCAAGTTTCTTCATTGGATGATCATGATAATAAAAACCAAGACTATCCATTTCCCAAGTTGACAATGTACCTGCCGCATATTTATTCCAGACTTCATCAAACAAAGTTTGATTTAGTTTCTGTAACATTTCATCTTGATGTTCCCGCAAATAATCTCGAGCTTTATCCATACCTTTTGTATAAAGTTTTTGCCAAACTTTTTGATCAATTGCAATATTACCATCATAAATAGTAGTTAAATCTACATCAAAAAATTCTTCATAAAACTCATAAAAATTATCTGGAAGTGTGTAAACGTTATCTACTTTACAGAATTTCCGCAAAGCCTTATTAAATACAAATAATCTTTTTTCAAAGCTAAGACTATCTGGAATTAAATTTCTTTCCATCAAACCGTTAAAATTTTGAAGAGTTAATCTCTTTTTTGGTTCACAAATTGACCAAATATATTCCCGCATAATATCTTCTCTATTACCAAACTTATCAAAAGCTCCACTCTTAATAAGTGAAATCAAAACTGGTTTCTTAACTTTTACTCTCTCTTGGAAATCATTAAAACTTTCATATGGACGATTTTCAATAATATCTTGAATAATTTCTCCACCTACTCCATTTAAGCCTTTCATTCCAAAAAGAATACTACCAGTTTCAACATCTGGTTCAAACATATATCCCGATTTATTAATATCAATTAATGACATTGGAATACCACGATGAATAATATTACCTACTGCTTTCGCAATCTTACCATAATTACTACTTGCATCTTCATCAAGTCCCGCATCAACTCTGAGACATGCCGTATTCCAATAGACAGGATCAAAATAAGTTGCAAGATAAATTGTTTGTAATCCTACAAAACTATACGCTAAACTATGAATAAGTGAAAAAGAATATCCCATTTGCGGTTTAATTGCAGTTTCCCAAACATATTCGCCAAGTCTTTGATTAACTGCTTTACTCAAAACTAACTCATGCAATTCTTCAATTCGATTCATTTGCTTCTTTGCACAAATCTTGCGGGCATCATTTGCTTCTTTAAGACTAAATCCACAAATATCTGGATCCATCAAAATCATCATCATATCTTCTTGCTGTGCAGGCGTCGCATAAGTTTCAAGATAATATTTCTCTAATGTCTTTTGATCTACTTCCCGCAAATGCCATCTTGACATTTCATCATACCAACGAGACATATTATCTTTCATTCTTTTATATCTCTCAGTTGGTGTCTCTCCACCCTTTTCTGCGGCCATCAATCTCATTACAGAATTACAGTTTGCCATTTCGCGTGGTGACCTTGGCCGCAATAATTTTACAGTTTGACTTCCAACTTGACTATCAAACTGGAAAAGTTTCAATACTTTACCCTCAGCAAGAACATTCCACATTTTATCATCATCTATTGGAAGAACATCTGGATGAAGATATTTATCATACAATTGCCGCAAACTTAAATCTTGATCAACCTCATTATATTCACTCAACATATTAAGACATTGAACGATTACATCCTGAATTTCTGTTACAAGAAAATCGAATTTAACATCTCCGCAATATTCCGCATCATGAAGTGAAAATTGAGTTACAATTGCTCCACTTGTTGCTTTCATAAAACATGCACTATCAAATGGATCATTCATATAAAAATTTACACCACTTGCGTGAATACCACGATGATTAATCAATCCTTCAATCTTCTCAATAATTTCAAGAAGCCCCGGATATTTTCTAACTTCCGCTAGAAAATTCTTTACTGGTTTACGATCTTTTTCTTCATTACCATAAACCAAATCATGAACCGGCCAAACAAATCCTCGCTCACTTGGTGCAAGACTTGTCATATACTGAGCTACATCATTATCAATTCCATCTGGAAAATCTTTTGAACGATAACCACGACAAGCTGTTGAAATTGCTGAACGTGTTGTCTCTGTACCATATGTACAAACTTGAACGCATCCAAGTTGACCAACTTCTTCACGAATTGATTTAAAAATTTCTTCTCTCTTGGATGGGCAAATATCAATATCAATATCGCCCAACTCAATACGTTCTTTATTACTATATCTCCAATAGGGAAGATTATACTTAATTGGATCAAGTTGAGTAATTCCTAGAAGATAATGATTTAATCCAGAACACGCGGAACCTCGTCCCGCGCCTACAGTTGAACCAATCTCCCAAAATGAATCAATGTAATGCTGAAGAAAAATTGGATATGCAAACATGCAAGTTCCAAGTTTTTCTCCAATTACTTTTTGAATATCTGCTTCTTCTTCAAGTCGCGCAAGATAAACATCATTGAACAAATTAAGCTCTTTAAGTTTATCACAACAATAATTAACCCAATATCTTTCTTGCGGATTATCGCTTGAATACAAATAATCCAAAGTCTTATAACCCATCTTTGACATTACTTTAGGATAATCTTTTACTGGAACTTGCGGGACTTGCTGTTTATGTGCGAAACCAAAATCTTGAATTTTACTTTTTACTTCCAAAGTATTTGCTTCAAGCTCCGCATAATCAAGACCAGTTCCTTCAAGATTCTGAATTACCTCTTCTGTTGTTTGAAGATACGCATATGCATAAAATTCATCTACTTCTCGATCACCCTGTTTTGAGTTAAGAAATGCTTTATGAACTTCTCGATCACTCTTCTTCAAATAATGAGCATCAGTTGTTACTACAATCTTAACTCCAAAATAATCACTCAGAGCTTTCATTCGACGATTAACAATCATCTGCTCTTTACTTTGAGCTGGCTGAATCTCAAAATAATAATCGTCTCCAAATACAGACTTGCACCAATTTACAAAATCTACAATCCTATAATAATATTCAGCCTTGCCTTCAAGATTACCAACTCTCTCAGCTTTATCCATTTCAAGAATACAATAATCAAGTTCTGAACCAAGACATGCAGATGATGCAATTAAATGGCCTTTACCAAATTCATCTACACATGCCATTACTTCTGCTTTGAGAGTTGGCACTCTCTCCATACCTCTATCAAAATAACTATTCATCCAAGAATTTGATGACAGTTTCCGCAACATTTTTGCACCAATTGCATCTTTTGCAATTAAAATAAAGTGCCAATATCGCTGTCCACTTCCACGTTCATCAACAAGATAAATCTCATTACCATACCCAATTTTAAAATCTGGATTCTTCTCTTGGACTTTCTGTCTAATCTGGTCAAGCTTAACCCAATTACCTAACGCTTCATGATCAGTCAAACAAATACCTTCAAGACCAATTTCTACGGCATAATTAACAAGAGAATCAACTGTATTAATACAATCGATAAGACGGATATTTGACATATCACTGTGTGAATGCATTTCAAAACGCGCCATATAACCTCTTTCTCCTTAATTTTCTATATTAATTATACCATATTATTTTGTTCTTGTCAATATTTATAACTATCAATCTGGTTTTGTATTATAAAAAATAATATTATGAGACTCTTCATATTCTTTTATTTTTAATTTCAATGTATCTATTTTATCTTGTGTAGATTTTAATTGTCGATTTAAATTATTAATTTCTCATTCTAATTCAAATTTTGTTCTTTTATATATATCTAGCATAGTTAAATTTTGACAATGTTGCATTGCATCAGATAATTCTTCAGAAGATTTACATTGTCGTGTATCAAAACCATAAGAAGACATTAAAATACCCATTTCTCATTGATATAAAAATCTTCAATAATAAGTTGTGCAGTCACATTTCCATTCCACTCATTTCTCGAGCAACGACACACCGCAGTAAGATACATATTAGGTCTAGTAAATTGTTCAAATTCTTCTTGTGAAGATTTAAACTTCATAATATCTACACCATTTGATAAATGTATCTTCAGTGTAGGGTGCTTATCTGGTGAAAGAAGTTGGACAGAAGTTAAAGGAATATCTTTAATTGCAATATATGGTTCAGGCAATCCTTGTCCCCAAGTAGATTTATTCTGCGCAATCATTAGAATTTTTTGAGGATCAATATCTTTATTAAACCACTCAAAATCAACCCAGTATACAGGCTCCTGCGCGGCCTCACTATAGACTGCATTTGTCTTTTGAATAAAATCATCTAGTTTAGACTCAGGTATAGAAATTCCGAAAGCTGAACTATGGCCCTGTGCATACTCTACGTCACCAGTATTTTCACAGAGCTGCCGCATATCCTCTATTTCTGACATGGAATAATTTCTGGCACTTCCTCTATAAAAATACTCTTTATCGTCTTTCCCCTTTGATCTTGTGAGGACAAGACATGGGTGCTGATATTTCGCTTGAATCTTATTGGCGACCAAACCTGCGAGATTTTTTTCCACTTCTCCGGGTTCGCAGCAACAGACAATAATACCATTTTCTGTCAATCGTTCAGATTGAATTCGCTGTTCGAGCAAATCCATTGCAGCATCTTGGAGCTTTGTTTGTCGAGCTTTGACGTTAGCTGCAATTCTAACTGCTTCTTCAACTCTTGGTACAAGTTCTCCTTTATGACCACGTTTACCACTCTCAATCTTATCAAAAGCATAGAATTTTAACATCGATTTAAAAATTAAATCTTTCTCTTCCATAGTGCCAGAACGTACAATAGCATTAATAAATGGAGTTACATAAAAAGCCATTGACATATAATTAATTCCGCCCATTTTATCAATACTAAATTTATTTTTTTCACACATATAATAGAAGAATGGATTTTTAATATTCTGTAAGCCCATATCAATAATAGCTTTAGTTTCTATACTACGATAATCCATCATATCAGACAAGTTTCCAAGAGCTGCTAAATCTAAATATTGATTAGCATAATCAAAATTAAAAAATAAATCAAAAGCTTTACAAATTTGCCAAGTAACGCCAGCTCCAGATAAATCTTTATTAGGATAATCACAAATTTGATTATTAATAATAATACTTTGATCTGTATCAAGCCAATTATCAGATTCATGATGATCCATACATAAAATAAATTTATCCGCATCAATTAAACGTTGCATTTGTTCAACATCGTTAGTTCCTGCGTCTGGAATAATGATAAACTTTGTTTTTTCATCTTCAAGTAATTTTTCAACGGTATCTTCAAGACCATGTTGTTTTCCATCATGTAAAATATATTTTAAATTTGGAATAATTTCTTCTTTAGAAAATTTATAACTATATAAATCATACATATAATTTAAAAAAATAGCTGCACTTGTAAACCCATCTGCATCTGCATCTACTACTACAGTTAAAGGTATATTGCAATACATAGCATGAGCCATTACTTGCATTATCTCAGCCACTTTCTTTTTACCAAAAGCAAATGGTGAATTTAAATCACTCCAAAAAGAGGCATTAATCCATTTATCTTGATCTTCTTTTGTCTTTATTCCACGATTATATAATATTTGCCGCATCGTTCCTAACGTAGGTTCATTAAATAGTTTATAAATCAATGTTATTACTCCCTTGCTTTAAATCATTTACAAAAACATCCTTGCCATCTTCATAGAAAAAGACGATCTATTAAAGGTATATCTTTTACTAAACATTTTCAAAAACCACAACAACTTGGTTCAATTCATTTATGAAATTTACAATATCTGCATCGAGGATGTTTTTTCCTATAAGCTAAGATATGATTCTGTGTCTCCATAGATAGAGGAAAGCCTCCTTCCCGCAATCCATTGGACTATTTTTATATCCAAGTAAATTATATTGATCAAACAATACACTCACAGAAACTTCTGCACTTAATTTTGTATATAGCCTATCAATCTTTTTAATATTTTCGTCATATTCTTTTCCATACATTTCTTGAAAATCTTTATCAAATCCTAATACAATTTCTTTGACACCCGCATCCAAGAGAAGTTGAAATTGATAACGAGAAATACTACTACCGCAAACTGCGACACAAATATTATTCTTTGTTCCAAAGTAAGATTGATATTGCATTACAGATTTTTCTGATTCTACTACAATTGCAAGTTGCATAGATTTAATATTTTCTTTAGTTCTATCAAATCCATATAAATTAAAAGCCAAAGGATGATTACATAATTGACCTTGAAATCTTGCGGGCCTATATTTACCATAGATTTCATTCTCTTGGACTAAAGTTCTTTGTCTAATTCCAACTAATCTATGGTCTGCGTCATAATGCGGAATTAGTACCGCACCATTTACTGGATCATATTTAATCCCCATATATTTCATAATTTCTGGAGAAATACCTTCTGCTTCCCAGTTTAAAATTCTAGGTTGCGGATAATGCTCAATATAATTAGGACATTCAGGCAGAATAACCTTTTCTTGAGATCGAGGTTTGATTTCTAGTAATCTTTTATTTGCAGTTAATATTCTTAAATCTTCAATATCAAAATCTAAATCGTCTGATAATTGACTTTGTAGATTAAAAAAATTAACTACAAAGTAAATTGCTTGATTTAAATCATCTATTTGTTGAACCTTTTGAACTAATTCAAATACATCAAAGGTTCCGCAACTACCTGTAAAACATTTAAATAATTGAGTATTTTCATAATAATATAGCTTATGACTATCGCCACCATGACAAACAGTTCTTGCGATAATATAATCGTTAAACATTTGAGGCTCGGCATCAAAGTAATCTAATAAATTATATATATCATCTAATTCTATTTTTTCTTTTACATCATCTTTATTATAACTCATGCCGACCCTCCTTTATGTTCTCATTGAAATATTCAATTCACCTATTGGAACTAATTCATAATTATATGTTGTACAAAATACTCCGTCAAAACGACACGTTCCTTTATTTGCATACATCCAAATATAACATCTATTATACATTCCTCTACGATTTTTGTAAATAGAAAGTTTTACATTCGGCATTCGCATACCATCATTAACAACATTTGCTAATTTTTCTCTATCTTCGTCTGTTGTATCAAGAAGAATCATTCCCATATCAATTTTATCCGCAATTGATTTTGCTCCTCGCAACAAATTCTGATCTGGTATATCTGACGTTTTCCAATCTTGATTTAACTGAGTTGAAGATAAAATAAAAACATTATATTGAGTTGCAATCTCTTTTAATTTAACACTCAAAAGAAACAACACATTATCTTCTCGTAATCTTACTCCACCAGAACGACGAGTAATTTCTTCAAGAATTTTCATTGAAGTATGAATATAATCTAAGAATACATATTGAACTTCATACATGCGGATACTACGTTTAATTGAATTCTCAATATCTTTTAGATTAAAATCTGGAATAACTTCAACATATAATGGGCTTTGCTTAATAATTTCAATTGCTTCTTGAGCTCGCTGTTGTTCCTCAAAACTCATTATATTATTAAGAATATATTCTTCATCAATATCAGCTAAAAATGAAACCATCATTGTTTGAATTTCTTCAAGTTCCAACTCTGTACTAATAAAAAATGCAGGAAAAGCTAATCCATTATCTTGCCATTCTCCATTTTTCCAAATTTTACTACATCCGCAATTACAAAAATCTGCAATCATTGAACGAGTTTTACCTACACCAGTCGCCGCAGATCTAAGATAAAATTTTCCTAAACGCATACCTCTTGTTACTGTATTAACTAAATCTCCATACATCGGCTGACCTACATCTGGAGTTTCAGCTAATGATGCAAATAATTCATCAATACCTGCGGACGCTGAAATACTATCATCTGTTGAATTATCTACATATTCTGCCCGCACATGTGCGATCTTATTATCTATTTGATCTGCAATTTCATCAAGACTAAGACTATTAAGATATGCTATCTTTGTTTCTCTCTTGGACTGATCTAATTCATCTGGGTCATAAATCCAAGAAACATCAATACCTATTTTATTATATTCTCTTAACAAAGTAAACTTTTTTGTTTGAGCATAATAATAATCAAAATTACTTCTATCTGCTTGTTCTGCGGCAGTTAATAAAAATCTTGCTCCATCATTTGCTTTATAAGTTGCATAAGCATGCGGACGAGATTGTAAATAATTCTCAATAGATTGAACTGTGACTTGCCGCACACCCATTGTATGCATATTAGATAAAGATGCAAAAATAATTTGATGAAATTCTTTTACAAAATCCGCAGTTGTTAAAAAATATTTACCTTCATCATCTAGAATTGTAATATCATCGATAAGACAACCCAATAATTGAACTAGAGAAGGTGTATCCGCATAACGTGAACTATCCAAATGATACCTCCTAATCTAATTCATAAAATTTAACATGACGAGGTTTTGTAATTGGTGTTGCTTTACCAATTACGTTCTTAGTTTCTATAATAAAATCTTTAATATTTTTCCCTTTATTTAACTCAGCATTTGCACTTTGTTGTTGAGCATATTTTAAATATTCTGCATATACATATGGTACAATTCCAATACCACCATTTGCCTGAGATGTATCAGAATGTTTTACTTCATACCAATATATCAATGTTTTATAAATTGAATTAATTGTCATTCCTTCTTTAGAAACAAAATTCTTAATTTGAGACTCAACTTTTGTTTTTGAATATCCCATACCCAAAACATGCTGCATTAATTGATGAATTTGTTCTACTGAATCTACACAACTTTTGTGTGCATATCTGCGGCCGATCTGAACAAATTCTGTATCTTCTCTTTGAAAGGACTGGCCGCAATATGGACATTTTACAGGTGCAAGTTTTGCCATTAAACTCCTTTCATCGATATTTTTATCAATTAATTATAACATATATTTCTGTTTTTGTCAAATAAAAAAGCCGCCCTCAGAAAGAGAACGGCTGGAATTATCTGGCGGGGCAACGGAGTTCCGACCTCCATACTCCTTTCAGAGTACGATTCGCTTAGCAGGCGATCCTAGTTCCCTACTAGTTGTCTGCCCCTCTAAAAATTAAAAGTTATTTGAATAAAAGTTCCATTAATATCTTGATAATTAGCAACTACATATAATCCTTTTTGATCTTCTGTAGATTGAGATGTATCGTAATTAAGATACCAATGATCGAATTCTAAATTATGATCTATAAGAAAATCATTAATTTCATCTATAGTTTTACAATTCTTGATCTGAGCAAGCTCATTGCCAATATTCATTCTATAGCCCATTACCTACAGCTTCCGTGAGTTCATCTACAATAAGGACAAGCTGTTCAACTTGATCACGGGACATTTCAGATACCTTTTTGCCTTTACCGAGATACTTATCAGTAATAGCTACAATGCGAGGTGCCCATGTCGTACCAAATGCACCACCAGTTGCATTCTGAATCTTAGAAACTAGCTCATTAAATTGATTCATAAGTGCGTCAAAATCAAGTTCTGGTTCACTAATATGTGCTTGAGTAGGTGCATCAGTTACATATTTTCCGCCAAAATCTTTTGCTTGCTTATCGATTGCATCGCCAATTGCATTAACGAGGTTATCATAACTAAACTCGATGCTATCAGGGGTGTATTTGAA